AACACTCAAGAATAAAGTATTTAATATGGAACATCGAATTGAAAAGCTCCAGGAGGAATTGGAATTGTTACGAGGACAGCTCAAGTATGAGCCTAAAAAAATAGAAACAAGCGAGGAAAGAATACTGCTCCGAGATATTATGGAGGCTGTATGTAATAAGTATAAGATCACTCCGGAAATACTCCAATCAGTTAGAAGGTTTGCAGAGATAGTTAGGCCCAGATCATTGTATATAAACTTATGCCTAGATCTAACTCATTGGGGATGTGCTCACATTGCCAGAACTTGTGTTAATAAGGATCACACGACAGTTTTATACCACCAGCGACAAAAGGATAATAGAGCTAAACATTGGTCGCTACAATCGGATTTAGGATTAGAACTTTGGGCTGATTATGAGGAACTGAAAATGAAACTGAATAAGAATGCCAGAAGAAAAACAGAAAAGTAAAGTTCATTATGGTAAAGGTAGAACTCCTGGTCATTTTTGTGTTTTACCTCAAAGAGCTGTAATAGATATTCGATTTAAAAAGCATCCCTCTATCTTCAGAGTTCTGGCTGCACTCGGTAATTATACTTCAAGACAGGGTGTGTGTTGGCCCAATCAAATTACCATTGCTAGAGATTTACATATTACTCAATCTACTATATCTAAACACATTAAGAAATTAATGGAATGGGATTATGTACGATATGCAAAGAAACATCCTGGGTTGAGGGGGAATAAGTATTTTATGGTATTTGATCCAAAGGTAAGTGAGGATGATGCGATTGCTACAGCTACAGTTACTGATAGGTCTTTTGAAGAGAAACCGGAGATTAAAATACATCCGAAGAATAAAAAGGATGAGAAACCTAATCAAAGGGGGAAGAAAGAATATTCATCTAAAGGAATAACTGATAAGAAGAAGTATGCACCTAGTGAATATGTAGATATTCATTCAGAACGACTGCATAACAACATAGGTAACAGTTCACATATATACTTAAAGGCAGTAGAGATATTAAACAAGTTTATAAAATTAACCGAGGAAATATTCGGACAGCACAAACAATATGATATAAAACAAGTAAGGGTTGTAGAAGATTGGATCAACCAGGGTTTGCATCCTCCGACAGCTATTGCCAAGATCAAACAGATTATAGAATGGAGAAGAGATAACAATAAGGATGCACCAGCTACGATATACTTCTTTAAAGACGCACTAAATAAGGTTAATAGGCCCAGGAATAAGGAAGAAAAGGTAAAGGGCATACTCAAGAAGATCACTAGAAAATTGAAGATGAGGTATTAATTTATAAATCCCAAAGGTTCGATTGCGTTTTATATCCCTGGCAGCACCGCAAAAATAAATGATTTTTGAAAATTCGATACCCTTTGGGGGATGGGTGCGTATATATATATGGGGGGTATTACACATTTTTTTTGCAATAAATTATTAAATCGATTATAGTAATTGCTGCCTTAATCTGAAATAAAATAAGGAGGAAATATGGCAAAAGGCCCAAATGCGAGTAACCGAAACTTCAAAGTCTTTAAGGATATAAATATTCCTCAAAGTGAATATTTGATAGAAGTCTGGGATGCAAAGGATTTTAACAAAGATAATCCTAAAGAGCAGCCGAAAGAAGTTAAGGGAGCTCAAGATATAAAGATCTATAAGAGGGATGAAACCAAACCCTACAACAAAGGGGATGGTGTAGCTTTCTTTAGAGTATTTAATAATGAACCAAAGGATAGTATAAGTGGGAATGACGAAATCAAATTCTAAACGAATAGTCAAACCACCACTAGATCGCTTTGGTGGTATTAGAATAGTTCAACGCAGAATTAAAAAATCTGAAATCATCGAGCACAACAAAGAGAATGTAGCTCAAGAACTTATTGATATTGCCAAAGCGAATATTGACGACATTATGTCCTGGGATGAGGATGGTAAAGTAACCATTAAGGATCCTTCTAAAATTTCCGAGGCAGCTATTAAAGCTATTAAAAAAATTAAAGTAACACCAACCAAGATGGGCCCACAGCTCGAAGTGGAGCTCCATGATAAAGTTGGAGTATTAAGAATATTGGCGAAAGCTACCGGTTTATTAGATACTCAAGAGGAATTAGATAGACCATCTGTAGTGGGAATTGTAATGAAGGGCCCAGAGCCGGTCATTGTTAATGCAGAGGAGATCCATGAAGAGAGCCATGACACACCAGGAAAAGGAAACAATCCAGGTGTCGATGTTAAGAAATCGAATTAGTGATAAAGAGGCTGCACGAATTGTTGGAAGGCCTGTTGCTGAATGGAAGAATTTAGCTCTTGGTAATAAAACTGAAGATGGAAGTAGGATTGAGAGCATTGTTGAAAGATTTAAAAATTATAACAATTAGTATTATTTGTTTGTTTGTACTGTGTGGATGTAAGACAAAGTTTGATCCAAAGACAAGTTTGATCAAATACACACTCCAAGGTATAAATAAAAAATGAGTGATGCTATCACTAATCTTAATTTAGATTTTTCTAATTCACCAACTATCTGGGATTTCTTAAACGATAAAAGTTTTGTTCGTGGAATAATGGGCCCTGTAGGTTCTGGTAAATCTTATGCCTGTGCTGCTGAAATAATGTTGAAGGCAGTTGGACAAAAACAATCTCCTAGGGATGGGATTAAATATTCAAGATTTGTTGTCGTTAGAAACTCCTATCCAGAGTTAAGAACAACTACAATTAAAACCTGGCAAGAATTATTCCCAGAAAATATCTGGGGATCTTTTAGATGGAGCCCTCCCTTAACGCATCATATAAAATTACCGGCAAGAGATGGAGCTCCAGGAATAGATTGTGAAGTTATTTTTCTAGCTCTTGATCAGCCTAAAGATGTTAGAAAATTATTATCAATGGAACTAACCGGAGCCTGGGTGAATGAGGCTAGAGAATTACCTAAAGCTGTTATCGATGGATTAACACACCGAGTAGGAAGATACCCTACCTTATCAGATGGTGGAGCAAAACCTTGGAGAGGAATTATTATGGATACCAATCCTATGGATGATGACCATTGGTGGTTTAAGTTAGCTGAAAAAGATAAGATGAGAGGTAAGTATGCTTGGAAATTTTTTAAACAACCTGGTGCTGTTGAAGAAGTATCTCCAGGAGAGCTGCCAGATAATCCAGAGGCTAATGGTTATGTTTTAAGTTCCGGTAAGTGGTGGAAGGTAAAAGACAAAACAGAAAATAAAAAGAATTTACCGACAGGATATTATGAACAAACATTACTCGGAAAGAATTTAGATTGGATTAGATGTTATGCTCAAGCAAAATATACTTATGTTCAAGAAGGAAAGCCGGTTATATCAGAATACGATGATACCTTAATGGTAGCAGATTTTATTGAACCGGATATTCAATATCCTATTCAAGTAGGTGTGGACTTTGGTTTAACTCCAGCAGCAGTATTCGGACAGAAACATTCTAATGGTCGATGGGTAATCCTACATGAGCTAGTAACTTTTGATATGGGCCTGGAAAGATTTGGTCAAATGTTAAAAGGAGAATTAGAAACTCGATTTCCTAAATTTGATGTCTTTATCTGGGGAGATCCATCTGGACAGAAGAGAGATGAAATTTTTGAAGTTACAGCTTTTGATCATTTAAGAACTCTCGGACTTGTTGCTAGACCAACTGCTACAAATGATTTTAGAGTTAGGAGAGAGGCTGGTGCAGCTCCGATGAATAGATTAATACAAGGTAAGGCTGGATTATTAATTGATAAGAGATGTCAGCGATTAAGAAAATCTTTAGCCGGAGGTTATCACTTTAGAAGAGTTCAAATCTCTGGAGGAGAAAGATATAGAGATCAACCAAATAAAAATGATCACTCACACATTGGAGATGCTTTTATGTATTTAATGTTGGGTGGTGGTGAGCATAGAAGATTAACCAGAGGGAATAGTGTAAGTCGAATGAAACCGACAGTAGCTCCTTTAGATTTTGATGTATTTTCTTGATGTTTTTATCTATTGACAATTATTGGATAATCCTTATATTAGACCAAAACGAGAACAATGAAATATATAAAGGAAATAAAATGATTGTTATTGAACCGATACACAAAGACGATGCTAACGAAATTGTTAAAAGTTGGCATAGACATAATAAGCCTGTACCTCAATCTCAAATAACTTTTTGTTTTGGTATATGGGGAGATGCTCCTGGTTATAAATTACTTGGAGTAGTAATAGTTGGGGAACCCTGTGGAAGGCCAAAAGGAAAAGATAGAAATTTAATTTTAGAAGTTAGAAGAGTTTGTTTTAGACCAGGTATAGATTTTAAAAAAATTAAAAGATGGTATCCAACAGAAGATAATAAACCATATTCAGATAGCCCAACTTTAAGAAATTTACCTATTGTAGTTAGACACAATGGTATTCCTATAGCTTATGATTTAACAACAGCTTATAAACTTCCAAGTAAAATTATGGATTATGTAATCTTTTTTACAAAAAGATATTTTACAAACATAAAAAAAATCTGGACTTATATTTTAAAAAAAGAAAATGGCAAGTATTTAGAAGAGGCTGGTTACATTTGTGATAAAGTTTTCAAAAGAAGAAACAAATGGAAAAGAAGATATACAAAATATGTCGAGTGATCAAAAAACTATTTGGCTTGTAAAAGTTTGGAAAGTTGGAGATTGCGATTTACAAAAAAATTTTTTTGTATCCTGTACCCATGAGAGAATGAAAAGATTTAGAGTTCCTAAAGGATCAAGAGCTACTTATGAAAAGGCCAATACTAAAAGCACAGAAGAAAAGAAAAATATATTAGGAACAATGGTGTAAGGCGACCTTTTCAGATCGCCTTATTATATTTATTTTTTAGGCTTATAAGATGTTTCGACAACTAAACCAGCATCTGTTCTTTTAATAGATACTGAAAGCCTACAATGACTTGGACACTTATCCAAAGATTTAGCAATAGCAAAATCAACAAGTTTCATTATCTGATCTTGTGAAACTTCATCAGCTTTTGCCTCGCCTTTTGTAATCACAGGTTCCTTCATTTACGCAGCCTCCTTTGTTAAGGACAGAAACTTCTTCATTCTATCCTGGTTAAATTTAGTGATAAGAATTTCAGTAGATCCTCTAGTGTACTGAATTTTAAATTTACTAGCTGGATCATCTAACTGATATTCTTTTAAAAGTTCTGTCGCAGATAAATAAGTATCTGTAACATCACAAATAAAATCATCACACTTAATATAAAATAGTTTTTTCATTTTTTTACCTCCTTCCTTTTTTTGTGTTAAAAACTTTTTCATAACCTATTATACCACGAGCACTTTTTGGAAATGCTCCAGAAGTAAGCAAAGTGAATTAAGGCGAGAGAAAAAAAAAATGAGTGGCCACCATCAAGCAAACAAAATGCACTAAAATTAAAAATAATGCTTTTTTGGTTTTTTAACTTTTTTTCAAAAGAGAAAGTTTGGTGGTATTTTTTTAGTTTTTATGCTACCAAGAAAGAGGTGTGGATATTCTAACAATAGAAAAAATATTTAAGGTTGATGGTGTGGATTACATGGTCTTGCCTTTTAAATCTTATCTTATTAATTTAATGGATCTTGGAGAAGATGACAAAATACATCTTAAATTATTTCCAGGATGGTTAGAATTTTTAGATGCAGCT